TGGCGGTTCTGGTGTAGTAATTGTAAGATACCCAGGTTAATATATGCCATTTTTTAAGTCTACTTATAATATTTTAAAAATAGTTGACGAGGATGAAGTATGGAATAACAAGTTTGCTGATACTGATATTCCATACATTCCACCAACGGTCGACTGGAGTTATCAACGAGAAATGCAAATTGAAGATGTTGATATATGGGAAGTGATAATAGAAGGAAGTGATGGTGTAGGAGTGTATGCCGCTCATACTCCTTACGCAGAATTTTATATGGTTACTACTGGATTCGATTTAAGAAATAGGCAACGGGTAGTAGACGGCAAACCGTACGATGATAAACTAATAGAAACATATTATGGTCCGGGAGCTCAGGCAAAGGCATACAAAAAAGCACTGGAATTAAACTTGCCGGTATCTCTTCATAAAACTTGGGTTGACGATGATAAACTGTGGCTATTTACTGAGCCTAAGCCAGAAGAACGATCTCCTGAAAAAATTATTATTATACCGTAAAAAAAGCTCCATTAATGGAGCTTTTTTATTATTAATAATATTGTCTAATTAATGACAGTATTTCTTTATGCGAAAACGTAGGAGTGTTTCTTTCAAGGTCTTCGTAGTTCCTCATAATTGCCGCTACATCCTCTTTAACAAACGGTCGATATGACTCGTACTCTCGTTTAATAGCAGACCTATCAAATAAATTTAATCCATCCATAATTTGTATTTGATTTTCTGCTTTAAACATAATAAAATCTGAATACTCATTAAAGTCTTCTGAAATTGGTAACTTAGTTCTCCAACTCTCAAGATTTGCTCCAAGTGAATCTGTGATATCATTAGTTAACAAATCTTTCCAGAACGGACTGTTATCCTTTCTAGTAATATAATGTAGCAATACAAAATCTCTAATGTTTTCGGTTAAATCAGTAAACGACTTATTGTAACGATGTATTGCATTGTCATCGTAGTTGAGCAACTTATGCATTAACAAGAATGATTGCTGGATAGATGATCCGATAGATGATGCTTCTAAGGGTTCTACAAAGTTAGAACTTAATCCGACAGCACAACAATTTTTAATCCATGCACGATCCACAGCACCTGGATCAAAGTTAAAACTCTTTCCTACCTCAATTTCATGCCCTAATAACTGCTCAACTTCTGCTTTAGCTTGATCAGCCGTTATATAATCACTGTCGTAAATATAACCATTCCCGCCTCGACCGTATGTTGGCAATCTAAATAACCATCCGTAATCCATTGCCTTAGCTAAAGTCCACATGTTATATTCTTCAGTGTCGGGAGTCGGAAATGCAATTGCTGATTTCATCTTAAGATACTTGCTATAAGAATTCCATTTAGCCCCCAACTTATTCATTAGTATTCTTTTAAAGCCAGTCGAGTCAATATAAAAATCGTATGAGTAATTACGTTGCACCCCAACAATTTTATCAATTTCTCCCTGATCATTAAGCGTCACATCACTAATATCGTCTTCTATTACTAAGATTCCTTTAGATTTAGCTATCTTGATAAGATAATCATTTAACTTGTGTGTATTAAAATGGAATTGATTAACAATAAATGTATTAGCATTGCCTAGTACTTGTTTAGGAATTCTATTATTCCACATAGACGGTAGAGCAAGTGTTGGTGCATTATTAGCAATCATAGAAGCATACACATGATGATACTGCCCGGTCCTTGCGTTTAATGGTCCTGCTACTGAATGTAAGTAATCTTTTGAACCCCATCCCTCAAACATAATGCCGCATTTGTAAGTAGCATCGCATTCTTTAATTAATTCATATTGATTAATTCCAGCATGATCCATAAATTCTTTAAAATGTTCCGTACTACCTTCACCGACACCAACTATGCCAATATTTTTAGAATGTACCACATCAATTTTTATATCTAACTTTGTTTTTAATATAATTGCGGCAATCAACCCTGCAGTTCCGCCGCCTACTACTAGTAAACTATTAACTTGTTTCATACGAGATTTTCCTTTATTTCTCTAAGGATGAATTTTTTATTTTTAAACATTTTATAATAGTTTTCTAAAGTTTTCATATATCTATTAAAGTTTAATGCAAATCCTTCGTCCATCATTTTTTCTAATTTATCAGTAAACCTAAATTGTTTAAAATTAATTTTTTCACTGGTATGGAATTGCACATAATTATAAATTTCACCCCTTTCTATTTTAAATGAGTTATAATCGTTTCGCAAGTAAAATGGCATATCCGTTGCTCTAAACCATTTTCCTATGTCAAGCCTACCTGGAATTTGCATACATCGTTGTACCACATTATTATCTTCAAGATATGGAGAAATGCCAAATGTAGTTTCGAGACTTGGTTCATCTGTAAAAAACATAAAGTTTTGTGACCAAGAAAAGAATCGATTTTCTAAGGAGCGAATAACCACTTGCTTTTCAAAAAATTCTCGATCATACATTTTTGACCTAACACCTTCTGGAGTAACTTCAAACTCGTACTCGTACAATGACTTCATAGCAAATAAGTTCTCAAACGGCTTCTTTACAGCAGGACAAAATGAAACTTGTGTCTTAAGGTCATTAGGATCCCACATTCTTTTTTTATAATATATTGATGATACTAATTCGGGCTCTTCTGCTAGCTGCCATCTTTCTCCAGCATATGCCCAATACACATTAATGGCCATTTATAGTTTTCCTTTTAAATAGATATCTTCATTAACTCGAAGATAGGGTTTGTCGTTGTATAAAATTCTTGGTACAGCACGTGGCGCTCCGATGTGTGCTCTTTTATCAAATTTGTATTCGGCGTAAGGTCCATTTACGTCAACATAATGAAAGAATCCCTGCACATGCCAGTCTTGTTCATCAGGTGGCGTAAATTTTTCACGCCAGTGAGTTAGCTCAATCCCTTTATAAATAGCCATTTCACCTGGCGTCATATCTATTCGATTACCATCCATGAAAATAGGCCACGTGTATTTTTCAGGATCATAACTAAAATTAAAACATAGTGTAGCAGAAATTTCACAAGACTGTCGATCTATATGAGGTTTTAATTCTTGTCCTGCACGGTATACTCTAAAATATGAATATGTGGGATGTAGGGTTAGTCCTGTATTTTGTTGCATAGTGTCTAAAAGCACTAGTAAAAGACTTTCCATTGCCGGGTCTAAGAATTTTGCATGAGCACCGGGAACTTGCCCAAGATCTAATGTAAAGTCTTGTAACTCGTCAAATAATCCGTACTGTGTCACAAAGTTTCTAAGCTCATCTGATATTACTGACTTAACAAGACAGTAACCATTCTTTTTAAAATTTTCTATATTTGTGTTCATAAGTATTTTCCTTACTTCCCAACTTGTCTATCTTTAATCCATGTTACGAGGGCATATTTTGTGCCACTGATAACAGGTCTTGCAACATGTGTATATGCATAGTTTGACGGGAAGATTATCATCATGCCAGGTTCGGGTTTAATCTTAATACCAAAATACGGAAACTCTAACTCGCCGCCTGTGTAGTCCCCATTTAAATAAACTAACACGGATATAGCGCGACCCATTTCAGTCCCAGAGTCATAGTGTTGTCGATATTCCTCATTAGGACCGTATTTTAAAATACTATATCCCTCATGGAATAAATTTTCTCTAATGTTATATCGCTGCGTATATGGCACTGTAGCAGCCAGTAGTGCTAAGTAGAACTGATTATGCACACCCTGCAATACTTTATTATTAGAAATGTTGGCGCCTTCAGTAATGTGAATTATCCTATTTGTCCTAATATTTTGATAAGGACCGTCACCTACGGTTTCTGCACGATGCCAAGCAACTCCACTATCTGGATTAGTTACTTGTGACTCTATTAATTTTATAGTTTCTTCAGGATTTGGCCATACATTTTCATAGATGTTAATGCATCCTGCAATAATAGTATCGGGCTGTAGTTCGCCCGTAAAAAACCCGTTGATGTTAGTAGCCATATATGTCCTTAACTAAATTTAAAATTTGCAGAGATAGAAATTCTGTTTTCGTTACTCTTATTTTGTTTTACCATATGTAGTAGATTTGATCTAAACAACAGTAATGCCGATACTTCAGGTTGATAAACACATGTTTTACAAGATGCATCTGTTACTTCTGTTATTGGTAGTGGAAACATATCAGTATTGGTTTCGGCACTTTGAAATACGATATCTCCAGACTCTTTTGGTGCTGTTACGTAATATACTATACTAAAATGTGAGCCAGCATGTCTATGAAATTCTTGGTAGTTTCCATAGGTAGAAATATTAAACCATATATCAGTACAGTCAATTTTTGTAGTTGACACTCCAAATTCTTTTGAAAAGTCAATCAACTTATTTTTACAAACTTGTATAAAATCTTGTATAATTGGATCAGTATCTTCTCTGTAATTATACGCACCTAGTGTATTATAAGTATCACATGCCCAGGTTGTACTAACGCTACCCTTAGAGTTTTTTTGAATTTCTAAGGCTTTATTTTCTAGATAACTATTCTGCTGTTTAAAATTCTCAAGAACTTGGTATGATATTAGTGTAGGGAACCAAAATTTTATCATCTATAGTATGCGCTGTTTATTATGTCTCATATTTATGGTGTACTGTGTAGTCAGTACACAGATCTTGGCAACGGCAAGTGATAAATACAAAGAGACCTATACAGGAAACCTTATGAATACTATTAAATCAACATTTAACATCGATACTAAAGAATGGGAAATTGATACCACTACAACTGAGTTTGTAACTACTTTTTACGAAGTACAATTTGCATTTTGCAGCAACGAAGAAGTTACTGTGTTCTCAGATTTAAGATTTGGATACGAATTGCTGCGTAATGATAAAGAATTTCACGGCGAAGCGTTTGTAATATCTAACAGTTATCCAAAAGATTCTGCGCGATTACTGCAAGTAACTTCAACAACGCCAATACAAACAGATAAAATTACATGCATACCCGCTATCAGCTATACATTAAAATTCTGGGCAACTAATGCAGGTGAGCAATCTGAAACAGAACACGTATTTACTGCACCTACACCTCCTGCACCATTTGTAAGTTGGACTTGGAATGGCACTGAGTGGGTTCCGCCAATAGCACGCCCCGATGGCATCCCGGCATTCTGGAATGAAACAACACAAGCATGGGTTCCAGTTACTGACCCTGTAGCAATTGACGACGCATCAAGAGATGACATATCAAGAGCCAACGCAGTATAATAAAAATTTAATGAATGAACTTAAACAGGATTACTCAGTATTCAGGACTACTGCTGAAATTTTATCAGCAGTATGGGATCAACATGAGTTTAATCTAAGTACGTCATTAACGCATCATACTAACTTGCCAGATAAACAAAGCTGGTTGCATCGCAATGATTTAACATTTGATAAAGTTAGAATTTGGGAAACACTTTATTATAAGGGAGGCGTAATGGGCATGTATGCAGCATGGGACCCATACGCTGAATTTTTTGTAATCACCCATAATTTATTTTTAGATAGTCCCGCAGGCATTGAAATTTTTTATGGCCCAGGTGCGATCCGACAATTTTATAATAGAGCTAAAGAACTGGGTGTAGAATTACCTATCGGTCCAGTATGGGTAGAACCTGAGCACATAACACTTTACGACCACTTTAATTGAAATAGTGTTTTTGATTTAGCATCTAAAAAAGAAATAGAAGACCAAGTTTTATCTTCTTTAACTAACATGGCATTATGTCGCTCTTTCCATAGACTTTCTAATAATTGTATTTTTAACTCAACTGTTGATTGTTGATTAAATTTTTCTGAATACGCAGCTATAATTTCAGTATTAGCCTTAACAAACGCTGAATTTAGTTGTCCGTCATTAGTTATAATTGGAATAGTGTAAGTCATAGCACATCAATAATATCAATAACTGTTTGAATCTTAGTTTGTATAATGCGGTTACGCAAACTAAGATCTAATCCTTTATGCACTGGTTTAGGTAAACATTCTAAATCAAACCATCCCCATGCAACATGCTCGTCACTTAGTTTAGGAATAAACTCAGAGTCTACTACACAGAAGTATGTGTGGAATTTAAACAAGCTATCGTTACTAACAAATCTTTCAAGTGGTAATGTTTTCTTAATATCAGGTATTAACCCTAATTCTTCTTCAATTTCTCTACACAATCCTTGCCATGCTGATTCATTAGAGTGATTGGTGCCTCCAACTAATCCCCATCTGCCAGCATGTTTACCTTCACGCTTTTGTAATAATAAAAATCTGTGTGTATCTCTAGCACAGATTAATGCACCAGAGCAATCAATTTCTATCAAAGAGTTATTCTCCATTGACCCCTCTTATATTCACCTTCGAATGATTTAGACCATTCAACTCCGTTCCACTTATACTGTGTTCTAGTATAGAAGTTCATTTGATAAACAATAGTATCTGTTACTTCATCAGCTGAAAACACTACTACCCATTTTGTACCGTCCCACTCAATAATATCATTTGCTTCGGCTAACGTATCAGATGAGTCTGTATTTTTCCATGCATCAGGACCGTCTTCATTTAAGTTTAATTCGTAAGTTACAGTGACTGGATCTTGTACAGTACTAATTGCAATCGCAGTATCTGCAACTATAATAAATTCTTTATCAGCCGATATTCCAGTTACTCGAATATTAGTAATACCGCCTGATCCGTTTACACTGAGTACAGTAATTAAACAATCATTGACAATATTAACTCCCCCTAATCTTTTGCCTCGAACTCTAATACTGTCTCCGCCTTGATAATTAGCACCTAATGCACTTATTGTAGCAGAATAGCCTGTAGTGGGCAATAGTTGCGTCACATTAAAGGTAGCTCCACTACCAATCCCTGAAATAGTAGTACTAACAACATTATGATATACTGGATTAGCTTGAGGATTCGAAATAACTTCTACTCCGTTAACATATAAGGTGTGTGTATTAACTTTTTTATGTAAGACATTAGTATGAATGTATTTGGTTTTTGTAGTAGTCTCAAAAGTATCTCTAACAGCACCTCCAATACTATCAACTATTAGATATCGTCTTCCTGTTTCTATTTGCTGATCAGTGCGTTCTTTATTAGGACGTTTTGGATTAAATGTAGTTGGATCAACAATTGCATCAAAATATACTTGATCAGATACTAATCGTGCTGGTCCAGTAATGGCAGTATTTGAATGGAATGTATCTGGATCCCATACTGCTGACATTAGTATCGGGTTTAACGGATTTTGTGTAAGAGCCCCAACTACTTCAGTGCCGTCAGGTTGCAATAAAAATATTTTAGTAAGCCCTGATTTAAACGCACCGGGATATTGCTTAATAGCCATCTCCCAAGATAGCCATGTTCCGGGACTTGTTTCGTTACTACGAATTTTAATAGTTGTTTCTTCAACAAAAATATCAAAATTACCAATAGAAATTTTATTATCAAAAATTTTGTTAATCGGATCTACTTGACCAGTTGCATAGTCTGTACCTAAACCGTCTATGTAATCTAACACTGGATCACTTTTATTTTCGTATATGTTAGCAATAATATTAGTAATAATTCCTAGCTGTTTAATCTTAACAGGAGGGCTTAACCAAACTGGTGTTTTTAGACTTATTGACGCAATGTCTATGGCAGAAGTTGTTCCTACAGGTACCGACCTAGAACTAAAAACTACATCCCCTAACTCAACAACACTTAAACTGGTCCAGTCAATGTAATTGTCAGTAGTCTGTATTTCTAAACTTGGATTAAACAAAGTAAGAATCTGTTCAAGTAAT